ACCATCTGAATCTAAATCTTCAACTGCCATATAAACTTTATCTTGTCCTGTAAATCTAAAGTAATCTCCAGCTTTTAAAATATCATTTGTGCTTGTGGCCATGCCATCAATAGTACAAGTAGTTGCACCAGAAGATATAGCACCATTAACACTTATAGTTCCTGTGGCTACACCTTGAGCATTTGAAATAACTGGTGGAATAACAGTAAATGTATTTAATCTTGCTCTTTGTTTCATAATAAATGCTTTGATAGGTGCAAAGTTTGATCTAGTCATTGGTGGGTAATCCAAAGTAATACTAAATTTTTGACCATCAATTTGTCTTGTTTGAACTCTACCAGATGTTGTTACACTTACGATAGTATTTTGTACTGAACCAATACTAGCATCTTTAGGTGCTGGAGAAGTTGGAAATTGTCCACTCATATTATACTAATGCCTCTTTACCTTTTTCATTTAATGCAGAATTAATTACATTAACGATAGTTGCTCTGTTATCAATTAATAATTCTTTTACACCTCTAACATCTGTTGCATTGATTGTAAAATTAACATTTGTTTCGCCACCACCTGTGCCTCTAGCAGATTGTGTTATTTGTCCTGTTTGATTTGGTACAAACATTTCTGGCCCATTTTCTCCAACTAGAATTGGTTGATCTTTTGATACTGCACCACCTTTTTCAAAACCTTTAACAGAAGATAAAACATTTGATAATGCAACAGTTGATATTAAAGCAGATTGTGCTGGGATAGCATTTGTTCCAAATGAAGCAAGTGAAGCTAAAGCGGCTGGTGTTGCATAAGCGGCAGATAAAGCGGCGGCACTAGCAACTCCTGATGCTACTGAACCAGCTTGTAATTTTTTACCTATTGTTGCATTTATTACCATATTAACTCCAACTTGAACTAAAGATGATATTAATTGTGCCAGTATATTTCTTGCAATATTTCCAAATGTATCTTTAAAAGATTTTCCAAATATTATTGTTTGTGCTACAGCATCTCCAATACCTTTAGTTACTGATTGTAATGAATTAAAAAATATATCTGCAATTTCTCTACCAGCATTAAAGTTTTCAAAAAATTCTCTATAGTTTTCTGTTAGATTTTCTAATGCAGAACCTTCTTCTCTAATTTTTTCTACTCTTTCTTCTTCTGCTTTTTGTTTAAGTTCTTCTTGTAATTCTTGGAATTTTTTTATACCTTCAATTTCTAACTCATGGAATCTTGATCTTTTTTTATTAGCTTCTTCTAATAAAAAGTTTTGTAATTTTAATTCTTTTTCTTTAGCTTTTGCAATAATTTTTTCAATCTCTGCAATATCAAATAATTCTTTTTTGGTAAATTGAGAAGCATCAAATCCACCACCAGTAAATATTCTTTTTGATTCTTTGTATGCCTTATGATTTGCTTCAATTTTTTCTGCAATAGAATCTAATTCTTTTCCTAAAAGAAAATAAGCAGCAGTACCTGCGGCGGCGGCGGCGGCGGCCAAACCAATTCCAACTGGGCCAGTTAAAGCAGCGATTGCTGACATACCAGAAACAACTGGTATCAATGCTCTACCTATATTTAAAAACAATTTAGCAAGTTTATATGAAATAATTATTTTAAATGTTTCTTTTACTAAGTGTGAATACTCTGCAATTAATTTAATTGATTGTGCTACTTTTTCAACTGCTAATGCTAAAGTAGTTCCTACCCCCACTCCTATCTTTTCAATTAATACAGCATTTTCTGCTAATGCCACATCAAGTTCGCCAAATTGTTTTTTAAGACCCTCAAAAAAACCAGCTTCTAGTATTGTTCTTTTAAAATTAAAAAATTTATCTCCTATCATTGATAAAGTACCCTCAAATGTATTTGCTAATTCATCTGTAGCACCACCAAATTTTCCACCTTTACCAAATATTTTTTTAAATGCTTCTGCTGTTTCTTCTACTGATACAGTTGCACCAGCTTTAAAGCCTAACATAGATTTAACTCCTCTATCTCTAAATAAATCTGCGGCACTAATACCAGCACTCATTGATCTTTGTATTTGCTCTGCTGTTGTTCTAAAATCTAATCCTGTAACTGCGGCAACATTACCTGTTATTTCCATTAATTCTGCTAATTCTTTAGCATCTTTTGATACTACTGATAAAACACCTGAACCTGATTGTATTTCTTCTAATGAAAATGGAACTTTAGCGGCAAACTTTGCCATTTCATCAAATGCTTTAGCACCTTCTTTAGCACTTCCAAATAAGAATTTTAATCTAACTTGTAATCCTTCTATTTGTTTTCCTGTATTAACTAACGATCTAATAGCAAGTCCAGCACCTAAACCTATAAAAGCATTTTGAAGATTAAATACTGCACCTTTAACTTTTGCTAAACCTTTTTGAACACCATTTAAAGCCTGTTTGGATTTATCTCGTGCTACTATGTCTATATTAAGTTTTTGTGCCATTATTTTAAATTCCTTGCGTCAGCTAATGATTGTTTTGTTTTATACTGTTCTTGTTCTTTTTTCAAGTAAGCTAACCAAAGATTATAATGGCTAACAGGCATATCAAGAACTTGTTGGATTGTAAGATGTAATCGTTCTGCAACAAATAACAGCGACCTAACATCAGGGTCGCTATCTACTTTTTTTCTGCGTCCTCGTAATTAGTATCTAAAAGGATTTTATTAGCAATTTCTGAGATAACATTTGAATCAGCTTTTTTTCTAAGTGCAAATTTATCTTCTGGGCTAAAGGCTTTAATCATTTCGCCTTTATCGTTTTTGACTTGCAACTTCATTATAAGCAAATCTACAAGAATAGTTAAATCTTGAAAGTTTTTAGACTTCGTGAAAATAATGTTTTTTTCTTCAAGGGTTAATGGTTCAGAATAGAATACACTAGCATTACCATGCTCGTCTTTCCACTCCTCAACTTCAATAGTGATAGTTTTAAGAGTTTCAAAATGAGATTTAACTCTATCAATAACTGACATAAATTAGATTATACAGTTCCTACAGTTAAAGCACCAGTTCCTTGAAAAGTAACACTTCTTGAAACGATTGCGTCCATTGAGTTATTAATACTCATACCAGTAACAATCCCTGTTCCTGTGTAACTTGCATCTCCTGCTGTATTACCTTCTGGTAATAAAACGAATGAGATAGAAGCACCAGCAAGTAAAGTTTCTTGTTGAGCATCAGTTTCATCAAAGTGCATTTCTAAAGTGAACGAAGTAATTTCGCCCATTTCAGTTCCACCTACTGTTACAACTCCTTCTTTTCCGTGATGTGTTGCCATTTTTTATCCTTGTTAGATTTAGTTTGTTTAGTTTCTTTTTCTTGCTTATAGCCTAGTCTTAAATAATGTTCAAGGTTAGATTCATTTATAACTATCTCTGAATTACCTTTATATAATTTAATATCCTTAGCCATAAGTCCTTTTACAATTTATCGTCTTCCTCGTCAATATCTTCTTCATCTTCCTCAAAATCTTCTTCATAATTACTTCCACCGTCTGTAAAATCATCTGATACATCTTCTTCTTCCCAAGTACCATCTTCATCTTCTAAAGAGTTTTCTCTAATTTCTTCTACTAAGTCTTTTACTTCTTCGCAAAGCATAGACTCTTTATCGTGCATCTTTTCTATCTGATCTATTTTCTTAGATATTTTATCTAATAGTTTTTCGTTTTTCATAATTTATCCTATGGTGTTCCAGCTTGATATTCGTACATACACCTGATTGTCATTCTTATTCCACCAACAGGAAACAAAGAACCCTCGTCAGTTTCTACTTGGATAACTTCTGTATCAAGTGCATTACCATTTCGAGTAATATCATTTTCTATCTCAGTTTCAATAGCTGTAATTAATTCATTTCTTTTAGTATCTATATTAACTTCTGCACCTTTAACAAATCCTAGTATTACAAAGTCAATAGTTCCATGCCTAGTTTTAGCACCACTTCCTAATTCAGAGTCATCTCTATTTTCTTCTGATGTTTGAACTATTACTGCTGGATATTGTTGTTCTGATAATTCATCTAAAATAAAAGGTTGTCTAGTAGCTTTCTTAATTGCT